CTATGACTTCAAAGACCTAGAGTTCTACCTGATCATTGGCATCCAAACGGGCATGAGAATAGGGGAGATAAGAAGCATCAACGAGCAAACTCTAATAGTCGATGAAACAGGCGGTTACTCAGTTTACTTAGCTGACACCAAGAACGGCGATAGCCGCACAGTGCCAGTAAATGACGAAGCCCTAAGAGCTATCAGGAAACTAGGAACTGATGTCTCTAAGAACTGGAACAGCAAGTTGTTTTATCGTGGGTGGAAACATATGCGACGAGCAATCTTAAATTCAGACAAGAGATATACGTTTCATACGACTAGACATACCTGTGCAACCACGCTGGCAAACAGTGGCGAATTTAATGACTCACTGGTTGCCCTGTACTTAGGACACCGAGATGTCACAACGACACGTAAATACATAAAGAGCCAACCTGATACTCTAAGGTCTATGGCAGAACTAATGAGAGGAGAGCGAAGCAAAACTATTGCAAGACCACAAGCTAAGCAGACTGATCTGTTTGGAATGGAAATTTAAAAGGGAAGTAAAGTAACAATGACAAATAAAGTAAACAATGTGAGCAGTGTAAAAAAGATTAATATATGGTCTGAAAACACAGCCGCTCAAGAGGGAAACAGTAGCAGTAGCAATGGTTTCTTTGGTATCCGAATGTCTAGCTGGTGTAATCCAGAGACTGCCCCACCTGTCGTAACTGGTAAAGCAGGGGAGGCTATGACATGAGCAACGATAGCAACACACAAGCCAACCCCATCGCAGAAGCCTACAACGAGACCATGAAACAAGATGGCAGACGTAAGTTTAACGAGAAGTATCAACAGGCAGACAACGTAACCGAGCAAGCACCAGAATACAGCCAACTAAAGCAAGTCCTAGACTTAGTGGCTGATGGTTTATCCAAAGACATCGAGGAAGCTAGAAGAGGCAAAGGACGCCGCCCGACGTGGCTAAACGACCTTATGCACCTTGACCCACGACAGCTGGCACTCATTGGTCTACAGACTTGCTACAATGCCGTCTTGAAAGACAGTACGCTCAGTAGTGTAACTCAAGAAATAGGAAGTCTTATAGATCGTGAATGTCTAGCCTTGGAGTTGCTACATAGTGACGATGACGAAGCCAACAAGAACAACAGACGAATAGTCAAGATGGTGTCTGAAGCCCACACGTCAGCACATGTCAGGCTGAAGGCTCTCAGGAACATCTCGATTAAAAATGGCACTAGGTCAGTCTACTTTGGCATCGAAGAGAAAAAGGGTGATCGAAAGATGCACATGAAGCGAAAGACAGCCAACGCCGCCCCAGTTCTTTCAGCCATATTTCAATATTGTCATGTGTTTCAAAAGGACACGCAGTACACCACCCCTAAGAACTCCATTACAAGGCTTTCGTTTACTGATGAAGCCATGAGACAGATTGAGAAAAGCAAAGAGTACCTACAATGGTCACAGCCGCTACTAAAGCCCATTCCTATGGACAGCCCGAACCCGTGGATAGGCTTCCACACAGGGGCTTACAAGGACTGGAGACTAGCTGAGTGCGTAAAGCTGGTTAGAGGGGCATCAGCGAAGCAGATTGAGGCCATAGAGCACAGTTTCAAAGGGGAAACTCCAGAACACTTTAGAGCACTCAATGCACTCCAAGAAACAAGACTGTGTATCAACGAAGAGATGTTGGAAGTTGTCGAATGGTGCTGGGAGACACGCCAGTCATTCGGTAAGTTTCCAAAGCGAGATAAACCTGAGTTTCCAAGGCTTCCAGAGGATCACATGACAATGGATCAGGAGCTAAAGAAAGCCATCAAAGAAGACCAGCGAGAGTGGCGAAACACTGACCGCAGGGTTAAAGGTGCTGAAGCTGTCATGAAGCAAGACCTTCAAATAGCTAATGAGCTGGCAGTCCATGATTACTTTACGATACCTTGGGCATGTGACTTCAGAGGCCGCTTCAATATGATACCCTCGTTCAACTACCATAGAGACGACCACATCAAGTCACTCTTCCAGTTTCAACGAGGACGAGTAGTTGAAGGTCAAAACATCAGGTGGCTGAAGATACATATTGCTAACTGTAGTGGTTTTGAGAAGATCGATAAAGCACCTCTTGATGAACGGGTAGCTTGGTTTGACAAGAATGAGGGTGTACTCTTGGACATGGCTAAAGACTACAAGAACAGTCTGGGTCAATGGTCTGGTGCGGACTCTCCTTTTCAAATGCTCGCGGCTATCTTTGAGTATTCCAGATACTTAGAGGAAGGTGACGACTTTGTTGGCTTCATACCAATCTCACTCGATGGGACTAATAGTGGCGTACAGCACTATTCAATGCTTACTTTAGGTGAAGACGAGGGTAAACTTGTAAACCTAGTACCACAGGCTGAAATGGCTGACCTTTATCAAACAGTAGCTGATAAGGTACAAACGAGGCTCAAGACTGATCTAAGTGACAGTAGTGACTTTAGAAAGAACCCCATCACTAAGGTAGAACTAGCGCGTATTTGGCTAGACTATGGTGTGGATCGTAAGCTGTGTAAAAGACCATCAATGGTATTTGCCTATAGTTCCGTTGCGGCTGGTATGACTGGTCAATTCATGGAAGACGTAATGAAACCACTACAGCGTGATGTCAGCTATGGAGACATTGAGTTCCATCCGATTGCTAGGACTAACAAAGAGCGAAAGGTTGCCGCTAGATACCTTGCTGAACACTGTTACGATAGCATTGTGGAGACCTTGCCAAAGGCCGCTGAAGCAATGAAATGGATACAATCATGCACCAATGTTCTCAGTAAGCAAAACAAGCTGGTCAACTGGACTTCACCTAGTGGCTTTAGGGTCTTCCACAACTACTTAAAGAGGGACAGGGTGGAGACTAAGATATTCCTGTTTGATACTGCGGTGGGCGAGAGGACTAGGTCTAAGGTCTCCTTATCGCTAGATACAGGTAAGGTGGATGTCAGGAAGAACACAGCCAGCGTAGCGGCTAACCTGATACATTCACTTGACGCCTCTGGCATGGCTAAAACCATAGTCAAACTACTAGACTCTGGGGCTACTGAGGACTTCTTTATGATCCACGACAGCTTTGCAATCTCAGGAGATGTAGACGACCTTTACCATGGTGTCCGTGAAGCCCACATTCAGATGTATTCTGAAGAGAACCTGTTGCTAAAGTGGCAAGAGGAACTCAGGCAACAGCTGGATCATCCGTTTGACTTTGAGAGGTCTGAAGTAGACCCAATACCACAAATGGGAAACCTAGACTTACAGGGGATAAGGGACAGCCAGTTTTGCTTTAGCTAATACTTTTGTCACCCTTAAGAAGCCCCTAGACCCTATCCCTCCTCCTAAGGACTCTAGGGACTTCTTCTCCCAAACATAAAAGGCCATCTCTAGTAACTAGGGGTGGCCTTTTTCTATAGAAAGACAAAAGAATGGCTAAGAAACAAAAGATAAACTTCCAGACTCCTACAGGAGTGGCTAAGTACCCCCACCTCTTGAAACCTGACACAGCCTTTGACAGCGAAGGCAAGTATAAGTCAGAACTATTGTTGTCTCAGGAAGACGCAAAGCCTTTGATTAAGATCATTGAGGATGCGGCTAAAGAAGAACATGGGAAGGCTCATTACAGAGTACCCTATATGACTGACGAAGAGACTGGGGAAGTGGCTTTTAAACTACAGTCTAAGTATATGCCAGAGTTCTATGACACAGCTGGTCAAAAAGTACCAACTAATGCTTTACCACAGATCGGCGGTGGTAGTCGTCTAAGACTCAAAGGCTTCCTAAATGTCTACAAGGTCAGTGGTCAGGCTGGGGTGTCTATCACTCTACAGGCTGTCCAAATTGTCGAAGCCATCCAAGGTATGAATGGAACAGGCTTTGGTGCAATCGAGGAAGGTGGGTTTACTGTGGACACATCGGCAATCGATGGTAGTTTTGGTACTCCACAGGATGCAGACAACTTTGACTTCTAATCACAGATACCGAGGTATCAAAGAAGGCTATAGGTCAGGTCTTGAAGTTGGTGTTGCTGAAGAACTCAGGAAACTAGGTATTCCGTTTACCTACGAGACCGAGAGGTTTTCATACTTAATCCCATCGCGGACTGCCAAGTACACCCCAGACTTCATTCTCCCGAAGGCTGGCGGTGTATGGTTCTTAGAAACCAAGGGTCGCTGGGTGACTGCTGATCGGCAGAAACATGTGTTGATTAAGAAGCAACTACCAGACCTTGATCTTAGATTCTTATTCAGCAACGCAAATGCTAAATTGTATAAGGGGTCTCCAACTTCTTATGCTGACTTTTGCACAAAGAATGGGTTCGCATGGGCACACAAGCGGATACCAGATGAGTGGATTGAAGAATGCCATGAGGGCATGAAGCAAGCCAAATAAAGAGAGCCAAGGGCGGTCTTCGGATCGCCCTTTTTCTTTTTAAGGGAAGCAATAATGACATCACTAGAATTAGTAAGACGACTTGCTACGAATGAAGCAAGCGATGAATGCTACACGCCAACAAATCAAATACAGCCGATACTCAAATACCTAGACAAGTCTAAGACCTACTATGAGGCAACCAGTGGAAAGTCTAGTTTGATAGTCGATGCTTTTAACGAAAGCGGCTACAGTATTGTAGGTTCTGAAGGCAAAGATTTCTTCAGTACAACTCAAGATGATGTCCACGATGGTATCATCACAAACCCCCCATACAGTAAAAAAGATGACTTCATAGAACACTGCTACAGCCTTCAAAAGCCGTTTGCTTTGTTTCTTCCTGTCGCCGCCTTCCAAGGTAAGCGCAGGGGCAACCTGTTCATGGAATATGGAATGTCTGCACTGGTCTACAACAACCGAGTTGATTTCACAGGTAAAGGCTCACCCCACTTTGGGAATGCTTGGTTCATGTGGGGCATCACGCCACCAAATACAATTTATTGGGTCAACAACCCACCTAAAGGAACGAACAAATGAATGAACAAGAAGAGAGCACCTTTGTGTCTCACGAATCATGTGACGCCTGTGGGTCATCAGACGCCAACAGCCTCTACAGCGATGGACATATGTTCTGCTTCAGCTGTCTAAAGCACACCCCAGCTGACGGAGAGTATACGCCCAGCGCAACCCCAACCAAGACAGACAGTAGCCTACTATCAGGCGACTTCATGGAACTCAGGTCACGCAAGTTGACTGAAGCCACGTGTCGTAAGTTTGGATACTTTGTAACTAAAGACAGCAAAGGCAATCCAATACAGGTGGCTAACTACAAGGATGCCAAGGGTAAGACTACAGGCCAGAAGATACGCACCAGAGACAAGCAGTTTCCTACACTTGGGAAGATCACTGGCCTCTTTGGTATGCATCTGTGGTCGGCTGGTAAGAAGCTGGTGATTACAGAAGGCGAAATTTGCGCAATGAGCGTATCCCAAATCCAACAGCATAGATTCGCTACTGTTTCTATTAGGAATGGTGCACAGGGCGCAAAGAAAAACCTGTTGGAGAACATAGACTACCTCAATGGCTTCAAAGAGATAATCTTAATGTTTGACATGGATGATGCAGGGCAGAAGGCCGCTATAGAGTGTGCTGAAGTCTTGCCCATAGGCAAAGTTAAGATAGCTGTCTTGCCACATAAGGATGCCAATGAGTGTCTTGTGAAAGGTGAGGCTGGGGCAATCATCAACGCCATCCACCAAGCGGCTGACTACAGGCCAGATGGTATAGTCCAGATGTCTGACATGCGAGAGACTGTAGCAACTCCAGATGCTGAAAGCCCTTTTAAGTATCCTTACCCAAGGTTGAACTTTATGACTAAAGGTATGAGAGGCATCACAACACTTGTCAGTGGTTCTGGGTGTGGGAAGTCAACTCTAGTACGTGAGATCGCATACCATCTGCATATGACAGGCTCTACTGTGGGCATGTTGATGTTAGAAGAAAACACCAAGCGAACCTCGCAGGGTCTAGTAGGTCTCCACATCAATAGGAACATTATTGTTGATCCAGAGGCCGCAACAAAAGATGAAGTAGAAGCTGGCTTTGATGACTTGGTGTCAAATGGCGAAATCTACCTATTTGATCATGTGGGTACGTTTGACTTAGATATAATCTGTAGCCGCATTAGGTACATGAAACATGGCCTTGGTTGTGATGTCGTGTTTTTGGATCACATTTCGATCTTGATTAGTTCGTATTCTGGGTCTGGTGGAGACAACGAGAGAGTCTTGATAGATCACATAATGCACACTCTAACTGCTTTATGTGTCGAGATAGATTTAGCTCTAGTTCTTGTGTCCCACCTGAAGAGGCCAAAGTCAGAACGAGGGCATGAAGGCGGCGACAAAGCCCAGCTGTCACAGCTTCGTGGAAGCCATAGCCTAGCACAGCTGGCTTGGTTCTGCATCGCCTTGAATGTGGATGAGGAAGACCCCACGTCAGGCAAAAGACAACTTACTATTCTCAAAAATAGACACACTGGTTTTCTGGGGCAAGCAGATACGCTTCAGTACAACTCAGAGACATCCAGACTTATGGCTGTAGACGATAACTTCGGCTTTTAAGCCACCCCCAACCCCAAACATTAGTAAAGCAAAGGAACACGTATGCGTGGAATCTCAGTTACGTCCAGAGAGGCGTTTGCAAACACAGACTTAACCAAGAACACAAGAATGGTCTTTGATGTCATTCAGTCAGCTGGAGACAAAGGGTGCATCAGTGCACAAGTACAGCTGGCACTCAAGCACATGCCATATGGATCGATCACGAACCACTTCAAATGGCTAAAAGACGCTGGGCTTATCGAGGTCATAGGGAAGCGGCTTAGTCCATACGGGCGAAACCAACAGATATTCAAAGCAACAAGACAACTCAATGCACAAGGGGAGCTATTCAGATGAAAACTACAGGCATCCATCAATACACAATGAACCAATATCAAGCAGATGCGGCTAAAACCATGATTTACAAATGGAAGGTCATCTACCCAGCACTGGGTCTGGCAAATGAAGCTGGGGAAGTCCTTGGTAAGATCAAGAAACTCATCAGAGATAACGATGTAACTTTTGATGGCATGAACACAATCCCAGCGCAGAAGAAAGCAGAGATTGCAGATGAGCTAGGTGATGTTCTTTGGTACATTGCGGCACTATCGAAAGACCTTGGCATCACTTTGAATGAGGTCGCCGCTATCAACCATGAGAAGCTACAGTCACGACAGAAACGTGGGGTACTTAAAGGCTCTGGTGATAAGAGATGAGTAGGTGGATATGGGACTTAGAAAGCAACGGCCTCTTAGACACCATCCACACTATCTGGTGCATCGTTTGCCGTAATGTAGACACTGGCGAAGTCCGTAAGTTTAACCCAGACCAGATCGAGGACGCACTTGAGTTACTAGCAAATGCTGACGAAATCATTGGTCACAACATAATAGACTACGACATCCCAGCGATACAGATTGTCTATCCAAATTGGACAACT